TGCGCCAAATGCACTAGACACACTTAATGAACTAGCGGCGGCATTGGGAGATGACGCTAACTTTAGCACAACTATAACAAATAGTATTGCTACCAAATTAGCAACCTCAGACTTTACATCAACAGCAAACACCTGGATCGGAACCAAATCAACCAGCGATTTAAGTGAAGGTACAAACTTATACTATACCAACGCTAGAGCAGATGCACGTATAGCGGCTGCAGATACAGATGATCTAAGCGAAGGAACTACAAATCTTTACTTTACGAACGCAAGAGCAGACGCACGTATTGCACTACAAGCTGGTGCAAATTTAGACCTAAGTTCTAAGACAACAAGCAATCTCAGCGAAGGCACTAATTTATACTACACAAACGCAAGAGTAGATGCACATCTAAATCAGTCAAACCCAACAGCAGGGTATGTACTAAGTTGGAATGGTAGTGACTATGCGTGGGTAGCAGATAGTGATACTGTGTATACAAGTTTTAACACAGATTTCGATACAAGATTAGGCACTAAAACAACTGCTAATCTAACTGAAGGTACAAACTTATACTATACGAATGCAAGGGCAGATGCAAGAGTTAATTTACAAACAGGTTCAAACTTAGATCTAAGTTCAAAAGACACAGATAACCTAAGCGAAGGAACTACAAATTTATATTATACAGACGCTAGGGTAAAAGCAAGCACATTAACTGGAGGTAGTTTGCGTGGTACTGTAAACAATGCCACAGTACAGTATGCAACCAGCTACAGCGGAACACCTGCACAAGGTAGTTTCTTTTTTGACAGCCTCAATCAAAAACTAAAAGTTTATACTGGTAGTGCATTTGTTGACGCTGTTCCTTCTGGAGGCGGAGGCGGAGGCGGTAGTGCTACTGATGCAAATACTACTTTTAGAAAATACACTTATACTGTTACCAGTAGTACCAATACACTCACAGGTAAAGATGATATTGTGGTTACAGCAGGTAGTTTTATTACTGGATATCAATATCAAATTATCAGTGTAGGCAATACAGACTTCACAGCTATTGGAGCAAGTGGTAACACTGTTGGTGTTACTTTTACTGCAACAGGTGCTGGTACGGGAACAGGTACAGCCGGACACGTACTTAACTATGTTACCAACGGAACAGAAAACGTTGAAGTATATGTTAACGGTGTTAAACAAGTAGAAGGTAGTAGTTATGATTATGTTGCTACCACAGGTAGTAGTGTTGCATTTATCAGTAACTTACAAAATGGCGATGTTGCAGACATACAGATTTACGAACTTTTGACCAATAGTGCTTACTATACTCAATCACAAACATACACACAAGCTGAAACCAACAGTCAGATTAGTACAGCGGTGGCCGCATATCTACCTCTAGCAGGCGGCACAATGACTGGTAATATTGCTAAAGCAGGTGATTTTACACTAGACGCAGGTGGCGATCTGATTCTTGATGCTGACGGAGCACAAATAAGACTCAAAGATAATGGTGTTGAATTTGGAGTACTATCACATGAGACGCCTAATTTAATTATTAAGTCACAAGTATCAAACGGAGATATAGTTTTTAAAGCCAATGACGGCGGATCTACTATCACTACTATGACTATTAAAGGTGATGGCGGCAACGTTGGTATTGGTACGACTAATCCACTAGCACCATTGCATGTTAATGGAAATATTGTTGTAGGTTCTGGGGATAACAATCAAAAAATATATATGGAAGGTGCTGTCGACGATCTGAACATGATACATCGTAGTACTACAGAAAATGCTATGATTATGACTTCACGTCATGCTATGGCATTGATTATTGACAGTAATAACGATGATGGTGATACAGGTACAGGTAGTTTTAGTATTAGACGAAACGGCACTACTATTGCAGGATCAGCATCTTGTTTAGAAGTAATACCAAACGGCAATGTTGGTATTGGCACAACTAGTCCAGAGCATAAATTGCATGTAAAAAGTACAACACACGATGAGCCTATAGCATTATTTGAAGCTGATACTGGCAGTGGTGGCGATGTTTCTATACGTTTAGAAGGCGGAGGAACCGGCGAAGCAGATGAAATGTATATTGAATTTAATGACAGATCTGATCCTACCAATAGTTTCGCCGTTGGAATGAATGATGACGCAACTAAATTATTCTTTGGTTACGGCACACTAGGTACTATGAATAACCATACACAGATGGTTCTACAGTCTAACGGTAACGTTGGTATCGGAACATTAACACCAACACAAACACTTCACGTAGAAGGTGATATACGATTAGGCAGTGGAAATGCATCTAGAAAAATTGTTTTTGGAAGTGCTGGTGCTGCAAATGATTATATAGAACTTATTGATGTTAACAGTTCTGCTAACATGTTTAATCTAGTACAAGATGGAAATTCAAAACTAGTAGTTCGGGGTGTGACAGGCAATGTAGGTATTGGTACAACTAATCCTGGTGAAAAATTAGAAATTAATGGTGCATTACAAATCAAACGAGATGGTGATCACCCTGCCATAAGATTTTCTGAGGTAGTTAGTGGCACCACTACAACTAGAGGCTATATTGCATCTGGTGACTGGGCTGTCAATGGAGGTGCGATTGATGACTTTGGTATCTCTGGTTCTGTCACCGGTGATCTATTATTAGCTACAAATGCAGGTTCTGAAAGATTAAGAATACAAAATAACACTGGTAATGTTGGTATTAATAACAATAATCCTTCACAGAGATTAACAGTCAATTCGCCAGGCGGCGCTGGAGGAAATGCGGCAGGAAGATTCAGTGAAGTTATGGCGCAGATACATGAAACTGGCGGACAGACTGAAGCTGGCCGCAGAAGTATCATGTTCTTCAATGACATTAACAACTGGTATAACGGAACAGAAAAAACTGTATTCGGTATGGCATTTAATAATAATGGTAATATTCGTGGCGGTATCCAATACGATCATAAAAATACAGAACGTATGACTATATGGAGTGGTTATGGTCCTATTGAATTTAAAGTACCAAGTGTCACAAATCAAGGTGATTATAGAGCAGATCAAGTAGATTTAACTCCTCTTACAATTGAAAACCTAACTGGTTCTGTTAGAATTAATAATCAAAAATCTAGTACTGCTGTTAATATAACAGAAGCTCAATCAATATACTCATTGAGTCTCAAAAATAGAGATAATGGTACTAGGTTGAGTTTTAGTGGTGACACAACTCTTTCCTCAACTATTCAATCTATGAACCCTAATAATAATGGACCTGCTCATATAAAACTAAATCCATTCGGCGGTAAGACTGTAATTGGAACATATGATGAAGTAGCACACAATAATGATCTTACTGTAGATTCAGGGATTTATATTCAAAACGGAGTACCCAGCACTTCACAATATGTAGCAAATGCAGTCCTTCCAAAATATGCTATAACAATCCCAGTTACAGCTGGTTTTACTTCGCAACAGGTATCTGCCGGTGGTGGTTGGGCAAACATAGGATGGCAACCTACCGCTCGCAGCGGAGAAGTAATGCATAGAAACACGAACAACAGATATATGGTTGGCGGAACTGGTAATTCAATGGGATTTTATATTGAAGCAGGAACCAGTGAAGCTGGTGGTATGTGTTTCGACGAAGATAGTACACAAGTGTATGGTTCTTCTGATAACGGTACTACATTCCGTATTATTGACAAAGACTCTGATATTGTTATCATGGAAATGTTACAATCTAGTTGGAATATGAGTGTAAGAGGGTCTGTTAATAGTAGTCAAAGTTCATTTAGTGGTCTATCTGATCGCAGAGTTAAAAAGAGTTTCCAAGATGTATCTACTGAAAATATATTAACAAAATACAACAATCTTGATCTTAAATCATATATTAGAATTGATAGTTACGACTATATGAAAGATAACTATGAGAATGAAGAAGATCTCAGAGAAATAGGATTGGTTGCGCAAGAAGTTGAAGAAATTTTTCCAGATGTAGTTGGAACAACTCCTGTTATTGATCCGAGAGGAATGGATAGTGTATGGGAAGAGCTTGGCGAAGAACTTACTGAAATTAAAAATATCAATCAAACTGGACTACTTTACAAAACAATCGAAGCAGTACAAGCACTCATTGAAGAAAACACACAACTAAAAGCAAGACTAGATGCATTGGAGAATGGATAATGAGTAGAGCAAAAGAAATGAGAGAAATGCCATTAGGTATTGATGCACACACCACAGGCAACATTACAGTTACAGGTGATATTGACATCAGTAACGGACACTTAGTACACGGTACACAACACTTTGACGGAGGTGCTACTGGAGGAAACGGTGATCTAGCTTTTGTAGAAACTGACAATACTGTGAACAATAATTATACACTAAGTACTAATAGAAATGCAATGACTGTAGGACCTGTAACACTAGCAAGCGGTGCAACAGTTACTATACCAAGCGGACAAAGATGGGTAATACTATAAATGAGTAAGGTTAGAATATACGGTGATGTTAGTGGATATGTAGATATTGCTGTGCCAGACAATGCAGGTACAACCACATTAAATTTAGATAAAATACCACAAGCAGATATCAATGGCAATATTGCAATGGATACTAATACACTGTATGTTGATGCTGCAAATAATAGAGTTGGTGTTGGCACTGCTAGTCCAAATACTACATTAGATATTGTGTCACCTAGTAGTGCTGAAGCAATAAACATCAGAGGCAGAAGTGCAGACGATATTGGTCAGTTAAAATTTTACGAAAACGATGGTACCACTAGTTTAGCTAGATTAGATTCTAGAACCACACATTTTGAAGTAGGCTCATATAACGAGCTTAGATTCTCAGCCGGCGGTGTTAACAACTCACACGTAGTAATTGATACCAGTGGAAATGTCGGTATTGGTACTGACAGTCCTACAGCAAAACTAAATGTAAAATCAAGTTCTTATCCATATGTTAGAGTTACTAACGATGGTTACACAGGATTGGACATTGGTCAAGCAGATAGTAGTGAAGGTGGTGCAGGTTTAATAAAATTACGAGATG